GCTCTTGTTCTTATTGCTCTTGTTCTTATTGCTCTTGTTCTTATTGCTCTTGTTCTTATTGCTCTTGTTCTTATTGCTCTTGTTCTTATTGCTCTTGTTGTTAGTAAGATTCCTACGATTAGCCATGTTTCTAACTATATGTGTGAAAAATTCTGCGTAATAATAGAAATGCCAACCGAACCATCCTTCTTACGCAGTGTATCCAATTCAAGTGTCTGTATGTGGTTTTTTATACTAGCATGTCTTAATTCACTTGTAGCTGTGGCCATTATTGTTCTCGTAGTGATGAGTGCTCGTAAACTACCAATTCAGCAGATTACAACATTGCTCATTTCCTCAAGTGTCATGTTTATTAATTCCTGGTTTCTCTTCTTGATGTGTAATCGCAGTATTAATAAAGATGGATTCAAGAACCATGATAAAAATGAATATAAAACTACTATGAATAAATTATAAATCATCATCAATAAGACACTTTATATCGGAGTTTGACCACATTTTTGGTAATGTGAGTATTTCCGCCTCTTCCTTCTCGTCCACTGTTAAACGACCCACCTGTTCTACTTCCAGTAATACAGGTGAGACTGAATTCGCACATACGATATACACCTTAGATCCAACTTTCCTTTTAGCAATTCTTTCAGCCAAATCCAAGTAGTATCGGCTCTTAGGGCCTTCAAAGATAATAAATACATTACACTCCTTTTCAATATGGGCGTCGCGTAAAATCCCGGCTCTCCTACCATGTCTTATCCAATCCGATTTAACGGGGTGTACCTCTATACCCTGTCTCTGCGCCCAACATTCTACATAAGTACTTGACAGTGGTTCAGAGGGCACTAAGATCCTTACAGGCTTTTTATTGTCATTACCCCCTATATCATACAAGACGGGATTAAGAATCTCATCTTGTATAATTTGTTTCGTGATAGAGTTTCTTGCACCAAGAACTCCCAATATTGTTTCCATTATTGAAGCTATACCATGATAAACTATGTGTTAAATGTCAATTTTATTCTAAAACTCGGATAACTTCAAACTAGATGCCTGAATCTTACGCTTCTGAATCTTACCACTCACCAGGTAAATAGAATTCTCCGTCATAATAATGAAATCGTCGCCAGCCTTGTAAATCTTCTGAATGTGGCTCGTGTATTCCTCTGAATTCTTCACAAGCATCTTCTCGGAAGTTTGCGCATCCTCTCCCAAAAACGCCTTCCCTTCAGAGGAATCTACAAAATAATCAAGTTGAATAGGCATATCCCTCTGAATTGCGAGTTTCGCAGCATTCAAAAGGGTTGTAGCAGATGGAAGTACTTCAACGGTTCCGCCGGTTTGGTTCGCAACAACAGTATTCGCGGGGGCGGCAGGTGCTGACATGGTCTGCCGTAGTTCTGGAAAAGGGTAGATAAAGTTTTACGCGGAAGTTGCCGTAAATAAGATATCCTGTTGGTGCGTTTTCAAGATTTCATTAAAGAACTGATAGGCCTCATTGATTTGGTCCATATCCCTTGCACCCGTAATGATAATCTTTCCTGAACTGAATGGGCTAATCGTAATCCTCTTACACTGGCCATCACCATCGCCGTCACCCTGACCATTACATGCAGCATTACAACTACAAATGCCAGCCCTTCTTATAGGTCCAATCTGCTTCTTATTATAGTAGTACTTCGTATTGACACCCTGGTAAATGGTGCTCTCGTGACTACTGAACAAGTTATAAACGTTGCTCAGAATCTTATGAAGTTTATCTTGATAAATCTGCCTATTAATACTGTAGTCACTATTAATAAGTTGAATGCGGAATTTCGTCATGCCTGCGTCACCTGTAAATATTTCAGCATCCTTCTTCTTGATCTCATTAATTACATATGTAATTGCCTGTTGACTGAACTCAGGTGTAGGAACGCCCGTCATCTGAATACCACCATTCGCAAATAGTTTGATATTCACTTCCTTCCAACCCCTTCCTGTCAAAGCCTTTCTTATAACAAGGGTTGCCTGATTAAAGAATGTCTTCTCCGTAAGTTTCCTCTTCGTCAGAATATCCCGTGTAGAATATCCTATGACCTTATTCTCATATTCCATCTTTAAGAATCCCTCACCAGGATATCCGAATGGTATGGACCATTTTGAAAAGTTGTCAAAGAGGTTTTTGAGGCGAATACCACATCCTGCATGGCACGTGGTAACTGTAGTAGATATTCTGAGAGGTGACATTGTTAATGCTTGTACTTCTGCCATTATCGTATGCCAGTTAAAGGTTTAAATAATCCATTCATTTTTTACAGTCCGTTTATTTCCAAGGTAACATCATTCCACATTTCCTCCATAGTGTCAATGGTCCTATCGTCAGATAACCATATACTAACATTAGGATCACATAAATCAATCCATTTCTTCCAGAAGTCAAATCCAGACCGCGTCATCAGCGAAACAGTCAAAATATAGCAACCGAATGTTTGAAGAGACATTTCATTATAAAACGATTTAAATATCAGACGACGTTCTAAAGGGTGGGAATTCAATAATATACATAGCCACTCAGTAGCCTTCTGGGACTCATCTGGATTCAGTAGGAAATATCGCAGATCACTTCTTCTAAGAGAAATATCAAATTGACCTGGTGGTTTAGTGTTTGGTGCGATAGTCAAGAGACGACTTTTCAAGACTGCTTCTGGTAGGGGGTCAAAACGAAGGATAAAGAATCGCGTTCTTAATGAGGCATTTATCTTACATAATGAATTACATAGGAAGAATACGAGTACATCAGTCGTCGGCTTTTCAAGTAGAGGACGCAGGGCCAATTGCGCAGGTTCTGTAAGTGTTTCAACTTCATCAAAAATAATAATTTTGGGTTTATCTGTATAGCCAAATAAACCAGAACCGGCAGATTCGGTGAATGGGTACACTTTAGAACGAATTGCCTCTAGACTCCGTTCGTCACTCGCATTCAAGAATAATGCACGACCCACTCTTTCAAGTGGCGTCTTATAGAATTGATGGACTATATTCCAAGCAGCGGTAGTCTTTCCACAACCTGGTGGTCCTACAAATATACAGTGTTGAAATTGTTTTGGATTTTGTATCATTGCGTTTATACATCTATCTATACGAGATATGGATGTATCCATCTATGATTGCTTTTGAAGAACTCATTAAGTACTCTTTTTAGAAATGACCTAAACCTAACATACACAATCTAATCTAGAATATGCCAAGGGGACAACCTAAATCTAAATCTGATGAAAATACAGTAGTGGAACCAAAAAAGGCTAGAGTTTCAAAGAGGGCTGCTAAAGCAAATGCTGTAGCTGTCGTGGCAGTTATTTCTCCAGATGGTCAAATTCACGGGACATTTTCTCCAGAGCCAAGGCGACCCCTCATAGTCCATCTTCCATTTCGCTCCACAGAGGTCACATTCAAAGATGGACCTCTGGCATATGATCCTACTCCTCCTACTAACCCACAGGCATACGATGCCGCGGCAGATGATCTATATGTTAGTAATTCGGAGATCCTAAACTCCGCCGATGACCAGCCTATAGCCGATACACCTTTTCCTGCCACTATTCGTGAATCAGAAGTGGTTGTAGCATCTGCTACTCAGGCACCTGTAGTAGAGGAAAAACAAATAAAGGCATTTAGGACCATCGATATCATGATCGATTACCGTGTGGCAAATGAAACAATGTCTGTTCCAGAAAGTACAACAACGGCATGTTATTGGTGTTGTGGTCAATTCGATGGACGACCAGTTGTTCTCCCTACAGAAGAGGAGACTGGTATTTATACTGTATATGGTAATTTCTGTACACTACCCTGTGGTCTATCATACCTTTTACAAGAGCATATTGACCCACAAGTCAGATGGGAACGTCAGGCCCTGTATCACAGAATGTACAAGCAATTCATGAATATTCAACCTGCGCCGCCCAGAGAGAGCCTTATCATGTTTGGAGGCGCGCTCTCACATGAGCAATATCGTGATATTATATCTAAACAGAAGTTGCGCGTTGATTATAATAACCCCCCTGTTGTGAGTATTTTAGCAACTCTTGATACGAAACCTATTGATTTCTATGAGACTTCTTTGCGTAATACTACTACAGGTACAGGTGTTGATATCATGAAGCCCGTGGAACCAGGATTGAGACTCAAGAGGTCTAAGCCTCTGAAGGATAAAGATAGTACATTGGATGCCGTGATGAATTTACACGTGAGGGTCAAAAATTGATTAACTGGACTATAAAGTTTTCAGGTACATCAAATGTTTCGTGCTTTGAGGAATACCCAGACAGAAATGACGCAAACTCTTATTAAGTTTGCTGAGGAGCTTTCATCTTCTACTTCTTGTTCTACTTCTAGTTCTTCTACAGAGGCTCAAATTCTGAACACATTACAGTCCATTGAACAGAAGCAAGATGCTCAGGTTCATCTCTTGGAGGAAATGTTTCAAATGCTCATTAAACTCAATAAAGGTGGGGTCAAGAATTGCGTGGTAGATTGCTGTACGACCATACCATCCCTTCAGCCAAATTCGGTTCCTATTCAAATGGTTCAGACCACTGAGACCCACGATCTTCCTCCACTGATTAAATTAGTCAATACGCCTAGTATACCTTTCCAATCCGTTGAAGTTGAGGAGGAGGTTGAGGAGGAAGTCGAGGAGGAGGTTGAGGAGGAGGTTGAGGAGGAAGTCGAGGAGGAGGTTGAGGAGGAAGTCGAGGAGGAGGTTGAGGAGGAGGGTATTGAGGTGGAGGAATGGACGTACAAGGGACTCTTACTCTTCAAGGACCAAAACAACACAGTTTATAAGAATGAGGATGGAGACGTGGGTGACCCTATCGGTACATATGACCCAGTAAAGAAGACCCTGAAAAAACTCGCAACTAATTAGATATGGGGACGATTTGTCTTTCAGCCGTTTTAATGGGCGCACTTACAGCAGGTTTAGTTATGGCAGATATTTGGTTCCGTCGTTCTGATCGCATATTTATACATACCTTATATGGTTCCATTGCTACCACTATTTTTTACATTCTATGTGTACGTGGATATGAATCTGTAAATTGGACCCTATTCGCCCTTTTACCAATATATATTATAATTACATTAATCTTTGTATTTTTCTCGGGTGATAACTCCTATAGAGGGGACCGAGAGGAGCGAGAATGTGAGGCGGATATGCCCCCACAACCAACGAGAAAACCATGTGGGTGTAATATGGATACCGAATGTAAATGTAATACGAGGCCAAAGGGGTGTCCCGTCAATCCAATCAAACTTGAGACTGAATGTGGTATTTCAAGATATACATAACACGCGTTTCAACTTAAACTATCATCTCATATCTTCAAATAGATATGTTACGAGAGTTCGCGTGGGAATGGTTGCCTTGGTTATATAATAGGGTAATACGGGCATTCGAAAAGTCAAAAGGCATTTTGTTTGTAGTAAAACGGGAGCTGTTTAGTGAGAAGAAGTGGGTATTCTTAAAAGGCCACGCAATTCCCATATCTGAAGACCATTTTTCCATAATCTCCATTTGTCCAAATGACATTCGGTGGATTGCAACTTTAGAGCCCCCCCGGTTATTCCATCCAGATCTAGTAAAAACACCCGAGATAAAAGAGAAACATATCTCATATTTGAGTTATATAATACATATTACTACACCCTTTGAAACTACTATACTTGATTTATCTGATTGGATAAATGATTTAAAATGGTCAGGTATAAAAGAGCCTTCTCCACTTGATATTTTCTCACTCTGGTGCTGTAAAAATGCTTCTCATCATATCTATAATACACACTATATGAAAGCCATTATAATTACGGAAGACGGCATAATGATAGAAAAAGGACTTAATGAATTCACGAATACTACTATATACGAAGATGACATCCACGATAATGATGTCAGATAAGATTCCGACAGGGCCCTGGACACTTTACTTTCATCAAGCGGACGCTGAGAAATGGTCACTGGATACATTTGTGAAAGTTGATACATGTACTACATGGGGTGACGTACTCACGATAATTGAGGAAATCGGACAAAATCGTCTGAAGAATGGTCTGCCATTTTTTATGCGCGGAGATACTCTTCCACTCTGGGAAAACTATCAGAATATTCGTGGAGGAAGCTATAGTGTAAAAGTACCTGCCGATTATGTAAAGGAAATATTTACAACACAACTTCTCCACGCAATGTCCGGTGAGACATTCAAAGAAGCCGATAATACATGTATGGGTGTCAGTATGAGTCCAAAAAAAGGCACCTTCAATATTCTTAAGATCTGGAATGCGAATTCTGAAAAGTTCAATTTATCTAGCGGCCTCAAATTCATTGATTCACGTTGTACTGATTCAGAGGTGATATATACACCCCATGTACAAAAAAGGATGTAAATTTAAACTAGGTGGCAGCATTGCTTACAGACAGGGCATTGACTCTTTGATTGAGAACTAGATAGCCATGTGCTTATTCCAGAAAGGGTAAACACGTGACCACAGTTCGTGACTGCCGCATTGGCAGTTGTGATAGGCTCAAAGAGGACAGGACAGGACTCCTTGCGGGCCACTACATCAGCTATTATGAGGGTCTTCACATGTTTGGGGATTGATAAGACCGTATCTGCTACTACAGGGGCCACAGGAATCTGGACATGAGGCAGAAAGGGAACAACCGTTGCGGCAGGATAATGCTGATGTTGTACTGACGATTCCGCATGATTTGGATTCTTATATGTGATATAGTCTGATGCGTGAGGAAGCACATCCTTCATATCCTCAATAAACTCAATGATAGGAACTGAATCTAATAACTGTTTATCCCCCACACGGATATTGAGATCCATACCCGTATGTGTCCAGCTACATGATACTGGTTGGCTCTTTTTATGACTGGTTATCAAAGATATCTTACGCACTCCAGACACATGATCGGTATACGCAGTGATATATACGATGCTCATAGAATGGCACCTCATGAGATCATTAACCTGATTCCCAGGTGTGGTGCCACTCACTGTGTTTTCATACACCTTGAACCCCTGAGTCCTCTTTATTGCTATATACTTAGGAAAGATTGCTGACATTTGCTCTTACTTGTGTACCCCATAAAAGTATTGAACACCTGTTCAATTTTTTTATGTGAAATAGGTCACCTTGAATGCTTGATTATGTTGTCTTATTCTTAATGGGGGCAAGTACTAATTTCACCTCACCGAGGTTTGCCACCATGTATCTTAGAATCAGAGGATAGTCATTCTTGAGATAGAGTTCAATGCTAGGGCAGAGCGTAGTACATTTGGTAAAGAGAACCAGATGCTTCAACTGGAAGACACCTTGGACGATCTCATTCGTTGTTCCCTTGGTCTGGACCTTCATAGAGGCCTGATTATCTGCGATTATGGTTTCCTGTTCTGCGAAATCACCCATACAACGAAATATCAAATTACTCCCACTACTCGTAATTTCCATCTTCTCACCCAAGATGTTCATATCTCGGCAAATCTTCTGGAAGTCCGCACTGTGCATATGGATAATACTGGTGAAGTTCAAGCTAGGAATACTGATGTCCTCCACATCCGTGTCAAAAAGTTTGAGGAAGAAGTTCGTTACCTGGGACTTCTCAGTATTCTCCATACGAATACCGAGTTTATTTGGGTTATTCGCGGGCAAGTAAAGTGTCAAGCTATCATTGTTCCCCATAGTCTTAATGAGCTTGAACAAATAGATCATATTCACACCCAGCACATGCTTCACGGGACAATAATAGTTCTCAAAGCGGTCGGCATGGAGTCTCAGATAGACCAGCACCGTATGGGTTTCATCCACAGCCACGATCTTAATACCCTGGGAGTCAAACTCTAAATTGGCCTCTGTAAGAATTTCCTTCAGGGCTTCAACGAGTGTGCGGACTGCGGCTGCCTGTACTGTCTTCACTTCAACTAAATTTCCATTTGCATTCGGAGTTGCCTTCAGTTGTAGGGACATATCCTTCTTCTTGTCGGACGCTTTATGTCTTTAGGCGAATTCACGCAAACCGGATGGCTTTATTAATACCGGTTTTTCTTTGTGGTATTAAAGTTTTTGAACATGCGATAGCCACTTATGGCTGCTGCTGGTAGCAGCATCTTTGCATTTTGTAGGAAACTGCCCATCACACCAGGTGAGAAACCACCCTTCTTATTCTTCTTATAGGTGCATCTCTTTCTTCTAGTTCTAGCGCCTCCCGTGTGATTTAACGCAGGTCTTGCGAGCAATGCCTGAGATACATTGACTGTAGAACCCGCAGAAGCAGATGGTTCTCTATAATTAGGATCAACGTATGATAGAGGAGCATGTATGGCGCCACCCACATAATTTCTACGGTGTCTCTTTGGCATATTTTCTACTTAGAGGTCTGAGATTTTATCTAGCAACTTTCGTGTATATTTCTTGTACATCTTCCTTACGAACTTTCTAGTATAACGCCTCTGAGTATTAAGAGCCCTTTTCTTAGTATACCAATGTTTTTTGATAGATTCTTTAAGATCTTCTGAGACATTCATTCTAGAGTCTGCCCTGGTTCTTATGAATCCAAAGGGTACAAATTTGACATTGATATGGTTCATACGCAATGTTTCAGCCAAGTAAGTCTCAGAATGTAATTGATACTTCTTTGAGTACATCAACGCACCATCAAATCTGTTTCCATATATTTTCATTTGGTCAGGCATACCAATAGCAAACCTATCACAAATACTCATACCTCTGCGTCCATGTCTAGCAAAATTGGGTATAACCATTTCTTCAGAAAATACAAACCACTCGGGCTTGATTGGCATTATATACGTCATATCAGGGCGACAATACATGATATGCGAATAAGGTGTTATATCATTCTTATTATTGTTAGACCAAAGTGTTGTAACTTGTTTCAAAGACCACAGCGCACGAACATGGTTATAGGCCACTTCAATTGCTGCATTCCAAGGATTACCTTTTGCCAAATACTTATTCAGACCAATTTTTTTGTCAGCCAACTTCTGGTTCTCAAGAATATATTTAGTCGGGTTCAAGCGCTTGAAATCATATTTATTTATGGGTAATGTACATTCACTCGCATACGTTCCAGAGCAGTCATCATTCAAATCATATGTGTGTAAAAAAATGTCATATGGAATCTTTGCATCATCCAGAGGCTTGAATATATTCTGTTGAATAGAAGGCAATGTAAAATCTAACGAGCGCATTATTCCCCAAAAGCAAACAGCAACTCTTCTCTGGTCTTTATCTACATATCTATGGGTCACTAACTTCATATTACATGACACTATTTTTTGTTCAATATTTTCTAATTTAGAAACTTTATTCTTAAATAACACATAGGTCAGGACTAATTGATCGCGGTAGGTCAGAGTCTTAATATAATGTATAACATCCTTACATATTCTTATAACACCGGGATTATTGTTGTATTTCAACATAAGATTTGTCTCAAAAAGCCCATATTTATGCGGCATTTCATGCTTCTTTAAAAAGTCACTCACCTTATAATACATATCAAGCGAGATTTTACGTTTGGATACGCATGCACTTACTTCATCATAGACACAATCCCTATCAGGATGTTTCTTTATAAAAAGTGGTAAAATAGCATTCTCTAATTTCCCTACCGTCGATGCCAAGACTGACTTCATATCATTATTTACTTTACAGTATGCGTCAATCCAGCATACTATATCATATTCGGGTAAGTACTCGTGAGATAACCATTTCACTGTCTTGGCAGATATAACATTGTCAGGATTTGGCAAGTCAATCTTCCGTATAGTCCATGAATCAGATTTCAAATCCAGATTTGTGAATAAGATATAATCCCAACCAGGGAGACGTTCAAAGGTTTGTATTGGTTCAGATGGCTTATTCTTATCAGAAAATAGTGCACTATAGACTGCCTGTGTGCCTATAATAAATTCAGTATTCAGAGAATGAATAAGCCTATTAAAAATACTAAAATTAAAGATACGTTTATGATTATCAGTAAGCTTTATAAACATATCCTTATATTTAAATGATGTCTGTAAGGGTATCGTCAAATGACTACCGCGATTTGGACTGAAATGTATTCCCAGAATTGGTCGGTATGTATACTCTAGATCAGGTAAACCAAATGTCATAGCGCACAAATTGTATAATACAATTTCATCCTGTACAATAGGTGAATTATACAAGATATCTTGGTTCTTTTTCAACTCATTTGTATAATATTCATCGGTTATTACAAAATGTACACCTGTCAATTTCGTTTCATTTTTTCTAATAATATTATTGTATGGAATCTTTCCAAAAGATGAAGATGGCCATATATCTAAATATTTATCAACAATGCTTTCTAATAACATTATATCTACGTCACATATGTAAGTATATTTTGCCTTAATTGTTGGAACCTCAAAAAATCTATACGTATTCGGTGTGTGATACGTTATAGGCCTTGATAAGTTTCGTATAATAAAATGGTCGCCTCTTAGAGATCGTATTACATCTAACTCTTTTTCATACGTTTTGGAAAATCTATTGGAATCTTCAACAACAACTTCAACGACGGCACCTTTATTGTTTGTAAGAGCAAAGAATATATAAGGTGGTATCATATCCTCGTATATTTTTCCAATAGCAGATGCAAGAAAGTTAATATTGTACATCTTATACCACCCTCTATATAATATTTAGGTATAAAATTGACCCGTGACCCCCACCCTTGGGTTAATTACACACACACATGGCAGATCAGTATAAGAAGCATACTCACCGTGAGCACATCTTGGAGTTGCCTGACACCTACGTCGGTAGCACTGAGACTCATGACGAGACCCGTTGGGTCTATGATGCGTCATCAGGAAAGATGGCGCATCGTAAAGTCGCATTCAATCCGGGATTCTACAAGATATTTGATGAGATTCTAGTGAATGCGCGGGATGCGCTCGTAAGGACCCAGCAAGACCCCAAGAAACAGCCGATCAAGCACATTGACATTGCCGTGACCATGTCAGAGGGTAAGGTCACAGTGGATGTGGAGAATGATGGTGATGGTATTCCCATTGAACTCCATCCTGAGCACCACGTCTATGCGCCCGAACTCATCTTTGGTCACCTCCTGACGAGCGGCAATTACGATAAGACTGAGGAGAAGATTGTGGGTGGGAAGAATGGTTATGGGGCCAAGCTCACAAACATCTTCAGTAACAAATTCACGCTGAGTACTCGTCACCCTGCGTCTGGGCAAAAGTATGTCCAAGTCTGGACTGACCACATGGCATCCGCAGGTAAGCCTTCTATAACGAAGGACAAGGCCTCCAAAGGCTTCGTCAAGATTACCTATCAGCCTGACCTGTCTCGCTTCCCTGGCCTTGACCTGGATGCCATGATGACGGTGCTTCAGACCCGCGCCATTGAACTGGCTGCGATGGCCGGTAAGGATGTGAAGGTGTCATGGAATGGTGCTGTACTGGCAACAAACAACTTTGATAAGTTCATGAACCTCTTCATCAAGGACGGTACAGCCCACGCCTACGAGCGGTGCGGTGAGCGCTGGGAGGTGGGTGCCGTACTCGCCAGGAATCTCTTCGCCGAGGACGATTCCCCCGATGACCGCCACATATCCTTTGTGAACGGTATCAACACTCGGAAGGGTGGTAAGCACGTGGAGGCCGTTCTCAAGACAGTCCTCGGCAACTTTGTGGAGGTCGCAAAGAAGAAGAAGATTGACATCAAGCCCACTCAACTCAAGGACTCCGTTGTATTCTTTATAAACGCGACTATCGTAAATCCCGCGTTTGACTCCCAGACTAAGGAGACACTGACAACACCCGCCACCAAGTTCGGCTCCGTGTTCAAGTCAGACAAGCTAGCCGACCTCCTGGTGAAAATTGGTCTTCTGGAGGAGGCACAGTCCATTCTGGATGCCAAGTCGGCCAAGGACGCCAAGAAGACGGATGGCTCCAAGAAGAAGACACTTCGCGGACTTCCTAAACTAGAAGATGCCCTCTGGTCAGGCACAGCAAAGTCATCAGAATGTACCCTGATTCTCACTGAGGGAGATTCAGCCGCCGCATCAGCCATTGCCGGCCTAGCGGTGGTCGGTCGTGAGCGCTGGGGTGTCTTTCCTTTGAGAGGTAAGATGCTGAATGTCAAGGACATCAGTCAAGAAAAATTCAACAAGAATGAGGAACTCACTGCCATCAAGAAGATTCTTGGCCTGGAGCAAGGCAAGGTCTATCAGGATACCAAGACACTGAGGTACGGTCGTGTGATGATTATGACTGACCAAGACCATGATGGGTCTCACATCAAGGGGCTCCTGATGAACTTCTTCCACACCTTCTGGCCATCCCTGTTGAAAAAGGGGTTCCTCTGCTGCCTGGCAACACCTCTTCTCAAAATCACGAAGCGCGGAGAAACCAAGTCATTCTACAGCCAGGCAGAATTTGAGATATGGCGTGAGAGCGGGGCTGTAACCGCAGGGTGGTCCGTGAAATATTATAAGGGTTTGGGTACATCCACGCCCCAGGAGGCCCGTGAGTGGTTCAAGGATCTGTTTGACATGAAGTATGAGTGGGACGATGGGTCCGACGATGCCATCTGTCTCGCCTTCGCCAAGAAGCGTGCCGATGACCGTAAGAAGTGGCTGGAGACCTTTGATTCCCGTCGCACAATCGCAGTGGCCAAGGGTGGTCGTATTCCCTATTCCATGTTCATCAACGACGAGCTCATTCACTTCAGCAATGCCGATAATCTGAGGTCTCTTCCACACGTCATGGATGGCCTCAAGCCATCTCAGCGTAAGATTCTCTATTGCTGTCTGAAAAGAGGCCTGAGGAGTGAAATCAAGGTGGCACAACTCGCAGGATATGTATCAGAGCACGCAGCCTACCATCATGGTGAAGCATCTCTGAATACCACCATCGTGGGCATGGCCCAGAACTTCGTTGGCTCCAACAACGTCAATCTTCTCGTACCCAATGGCCAATTCGGATCAAGGCTCATGGGGGGACAGGACGCAGCCCAGCCAAGGTATATCCACACCTACCTGGAGCCCATCGTCGATACAATGTTCAAAAAAGAGGACGCAGGCATCCTCAAGCACGTGGATGACGACGGTGAGGTCGTGGAGCCGGAGTTCTATCAGCCTGTACTACCTCTTCTTGTGATCAATGGGGCACTCGGCATCGGCACGGGTTTCTCCACCAATATTCCACCCCACAATCCCACTGACGTGTTGTCGCTCCTGAGAGACCGTCTCGCACTCAAGCGTAGCACATTATCTGGCCTCGCCCTTACTCCCTGGTGGCACGGCTTTACGGGAACACTCCATCGCACTACAGATACTACGTGGCAGACAAAGGGAAAGGCGGTCTGGGATGATGCCAAGCACACCATTACGGTGTCTGAGTTGCCCGTGGGCACTTGGACCAAGGACTACAAGACCTACCTGGATACTCTCTGTACGGGCGACAAGGAGAAGGGTATCAAGCCTGTCCTTGAGTCATTTGATGACCTGTATAACGACACGGAGGTCAAATTCGTCCTGTACTTCGACTCCGATACATACTACGAGATGCTTACGGACAAAGTTGCTGCCGATAAGATGCTACAACTCACTACGACGTGGCATACGACCAACATGGTCTGCTTCAGCCCTGAGATGAAAATAAAACGGTACGGCACCGTGGGGGATATGATGGAGGAATACTACCAGGTCAGACTCAAGGGCTACGAGACGCGTAAGGAGCTGGAAATGAAGCGTCTTGAGCGGGAGTTGCTGGAGTTTGATGCAAAGGCGCGATTTCTCCGGGCACTCCTGGAGGACCGCATCGACCTACGGCGTAAATCGGATGAGGCCATTGTGGAGGCTATGAAAACCCACAACCTACCGGCGCTAGATAAGATGGATAAGCCAGATTCAGTGGACTCCTACGACTACTTGCTGCGAATGCGCATGGACCGTGTGAAGGCCAGTGCAGTGGAAGATGCCCTACGACATCTGGAGGCCTCCAAAGCAGCCCTTGAAACCTTACGGGCAACCACGGCAGAGACACTCTGGTCCAATGATCTGGATGTATTTGAGATGGCATGGGCCGCTCTCCGGGATTCTCGCGAGGCTGCACGTACGGGCACACCCTTGCGAAAGGAGAAGAAATCATTCAAAGTAAAAGCCTGATAATCCTTCACATAAGTGGATTATACGGTAGAGACTTGGTTCCAGCCGAACTCAAGCTTACGGATCTAGCGAGAGGAATGGGCATGTGACTGATATCGTTCAAATAGTAATTATAATGATCCACGGCACTCAAGATGTGAGGCGCCGACCAATTCACAACTTTTTCATTGAGGTCTAAGACTTGGCCAGGGATATCATACGGCAGATTTTGCGCATATTGGAGATACATGGTCCGCATGATTATAGTGAGTTCATCCGCTGATTGATCGTCAATTACATATTTCTTGGATCCAGAACGATCGTATACGGCCTTACGGATTGCGTTCTGAATTGCCCTCGCGTTCTCATTGCTGAAAAATGCCTTGGAAAGTGCGTTTACTTCCCAGTTCCCACGCATAGCGTCTGTCGCAAAGGTGGTTTCGGTTGTTGTCCTATAAGAGAATCCTGGCACGTTGGCATCGCCACCGGCGCTAGGAGTCGCTGACAAGTTCACGCGTCCATTCATTCCCCCAACCGGCAAAGGATTGGTATTTGGTAAAACAAATCCAGGCTGGAACTCCATTCTGTTTTTACACAGTTTATAAAAATAATTTCTAAGCCGGAGGTATAAACAAATGTCCTCTGTCGGTCCTACTTCTCGCGGATTCAAGCAGGCTCAGGGTGGGGTATTCATCAACTTGGTAGCTGCAGGGCTCAACGGTAAGATTCTTTCTTACAGCGGTGGTTCTGGTGCTGGCGGCTCTAGTCTCCCTGGTTCATTCTCTACTGCTACCTGGGCACAGGTTGGATCTGCCGGTGCTAGCAAGCACACCTCTACGCTGACTCTGGCGGGCTCTGTCCTCCGTGACATGGGTAGGAGTGTGGTTTCTTCCGGCCGTCTCTTTCGCAGGGTTCAACTGCTTGTCTCCACTGTCTCTACGGGTGGGGTGAATGGACCCGCAGGTACTACTTACCCTGAAACCGACTACCTGACCGGCTACATTGAGCTGCCCAACCAGGCAGGTGCTGGTGTCCACCCGGCTTCTATCGCTCCTGTCGCCTACCTCCCCGCCATTGCCTTCTAAGCAAATATTCAAATCAACATTATAAATCCAGAATCTCTTAGATACTGAATTGATAAATTCTATAATAATAGATAGTATGGCCAAGCCTCTTATGTTTTTTGGTGTCAATCTTGATAAAGTAAATTGGTACCTCGTTTTGTATTTTTTGTTTGCCATTCTCTTTCTGGTGGGTAGCACTATGCAATTATTTCCAATGGGCCCAACTCGCGCCGTAATTTATTGCGTCGGAGCCCTACTCGTTTTGATTTTCTACGGATACCGCTGGTTTGGGAAAGGTGCATCTGAATCTCTTGGAAAATGGCCCCCAACAATTAACACCTGTCCCGATTATTTAACGTATGTTCCTACTCTGCCCGGCGACGATACTCAAGGTTGTGTAGATATGTTGGGAGTTTCTACCAACGGCTCATTCAAACGTACTCTCCCAAGTGAGATTATTGAGGGTGGTAATCTCGCCAGCACACAAATTAATCAAGTAATCCCCTTCACATCAGAAGATGTCACTCCTGGTGACACGAATACCATACAAACTATTTGTAACCTGTGTAAGCGTATGGGGCTCACATGGGAGGGTGTCTATGACGGTGATGTCTGTGTGGGAATCTCCAAGTCAAAGATCGCAGAACAAGAGGGGGCACCCCAGCAATGTGTATAAATATTGGTCTAAAGATATTATACTGCTTTTAAAATAAGACCCCATGACCTACGTGAACCTTCATCCGGGTGTAGAAAAATCACTCAGACGATGGTTAAAGGAACCAAGTACAGCGGCATTTCTTCTTGTTGGTCCACCAGGTGTTGGCAAGACAACATTGGCTAGAGAAATCCTCAAACAAGAATCATACAGAATCATTGAACTGAACGCTAGCCATACAAGATCGGGACAGGCATTCAAAAAACAGATTATCCCACTTCTCACACAGCAATCAGTCTTAGAGGCCATGTCACCCACATCTAATTCCAATAAACTCGCTGTGCTTCTAGATGAGATAGATGGGCTCAGCCTAGGAGAAAAAGGAGGTCTCAGTGAACTCCTAGACTATATGCGCTCTTGGAAACCAGGACAAACAATGCATCCGCTACTTCTCATTTGTAATGAAATAAAGGGTCGCTCTTATCAACATATTGTAAGACTCAGTACATATATTCCCATGGAATTCCCGTGTAATACAGTGCAATCGTGGCTCGGTCAGAATTTACCGGCAGAAGTCCTCGCCACAGCAGATCTCCGTGTGATTCTTCGTTCCATCGAAGGGAGAAACTCTGCGGCAGCCACAAATACAGGCACTGAATTCACAGAACCAGCTATAGATTCAATAGACGAAGAAGAAGAGCCTAGTACAGATATTCTCAAATTTAGCCATTCCTGCCTCTATGAATCATGGGATCCGCTTGTTATCCCAGAAGTTGAAAATAATCTCGGAAATTTATCCGGGCTCTGCGTACATGAAAATATTCATAAACGCCTACAAAAAATCCCTGATGCCTGGACTCACTACAAAGAATTTCTCCAACTCTTTGATATAAGTGATAAAGCTGACTATTGGGCGTTTTTCTATCAGAATTGGAATTTACTCAGGCCCAGTTTTCAATTGAAACTCAAAATTACCAACGCATTCCTTTCAGAATATCCTATTGATTCCGTGCCAGCCGTTAACACACTACAATTTACACAAGTTCTCACAAAACAGTCGTCAATGTATAATACATGGAAACAAATGATCCAGTTTTCAGATGATTCGGGTTGCGCTATTGAAGAAATACCTAGACAGTTACTCAATAGGCAATCGGGAGATATAAAAGTAAACAGTAGTCAGGCTAAAAAAATTACATCCATGAGCCTTCCTAAGGAACTCTGTACTTATAATAACCCATGAATGACAATACGATCAGACGCTTCTTTTTGTGTAATAATTTCCTGTTGAATGAGCCAATCCCTCACATCATGAAGATGATTCCCCTGTAGTTTAATAACTTCATTACCCGCCTTATCAATGTGTATAGAAGATGCACAATTAAATGACTTCTTAAAGGCCCTTGCGATTCGCTTGATATCCAAATCGTCCTCTAAGCCTTCTACAATCGTAATACTTCTTGGCCCCGTTTTCTGAAACCGAATATGGACCTTTTGTTTCTGTACTTCTCGTTCTATATCATTACCAATACCATATATATCTGATAATCCAGATAATCCTGAGGATGTCATATTGGAATATATCAATTCATTGTCTACCATTTTGCCTGCTATTCTATCTAGCAAACAAAATGGTTCAATTTTACTAATTTTAGTATGGTCTCGTAATCCAATTTAGAAGACTTTCATTTTCATGTAGAAGCCTTACTAAATGAAGTGGCTCCGTACGACCAAGGCGCACAGCCCTGCCTATAATTTGCTTCTCTTCCTCCTTTTTCATCATATGCATCAAAACAATATGTGTGGCAGATTTCAAGTCAATACCTGCACCTGCCTGCATACTGTTCATTAATAGAACCTGTATCTCACCTTTCTCAAATTGTTTCAATATACTTGAAATATGATCCTTATTACCGCGTACACTCGCCACACGGACACCCTTTTCCAGCAATTGCTCTTCAATCTCATAAAACGGGTTGTCATACCGATTAAATATGAGAAAACGTCCACCCTTTGTATCCGTTATAAGTTTAAAAAGTGCATCCTTCTTAGTTGGCTTCACGGGTTTGACTATCACATTTTCCGTATTAGAACCCCCTGTATCAAGTGGATTCAAATCAATGTGACGCAACTTCTGGAAATCAAGGGGGCTCCTACACATTGGACAAGATGATGCGCATTGGAGACATTTAATTATACACGCTCCACAAAAGAGTCTAGAGCAACATATCACTAGGGTTGGATTCTTAGGATCTTCAAAACATATTGCACAGACCTCTTCTTTTACATTCATAATCCGCTGTTTCAGAGATTCAATCTGTTCCTTCAGAGAGTGTATTTTACTCTTAAGGCTCTGAATAGCCAATTCCTTTGCCTGTGGTGTAACATACTCAATGGACTCCTTGAAAATAAGGGTTTTCTCAAGGCGATCCAATTCCTTTTCACGAGTCTCACATAATGCCGTAACGAGAGACGATTGACTTGTATTACTTACACCCAGTTTCTCAAGAGCACCTTGAATATCCCCTGCATGTAATAACTCCTGAATTTCTGGACCTACGTACTGAGCAACAATACGGTGCTGAATTGGAGCCTCGCAATCAATTCGTCTATCAAGAATGGGTGGCGCTTTCCAACTTTTTTCCATAAAGGAATCAGTAGTTCTTAAGACTGCATGACCTCGGCTAGGATGTTTCGTCAGAAATTCACTGAAAAATGGTGCACTTTTTATATCATAGCGCGAATAATAATTATTCCCATTCATAATCTGATCACATTGAAATATACTAAGGAGTTCTGGATGAATACCTGCCTGAACCCTCCTAGTCAAATATGATTCATTCATGTATAGATAGAGTCCCTGAAATATAAAATTCTGCCAAGTCGCAGATATAAACCAATAAAAGTTTGCTTGAGGCATGGGAACCGTCGATGAGAAATGTATGCTATCTACCTCATCAAAAAAAATGCGAGACCACTGAATTGATTTTCTTTCATCGGTTGATAAAAAGGGCCTTATAATTGTATTTGACATGAGTGTAATATCACGCTGCTTCATATTTTGAAAGAAATCCGGTTTTTCAAATGCCTTCTGTGTTTTAACTTCCAGAAAACTTAGGCTGCTCTGTTGTTGAATGGCAAACTTCCATTGATGGTATAAGGTATGTGGTACGATAATGAGAATATTTCCAGAACACTCTTGATTATACACTGCCTTCCTACTCCAGAATGTTGATTGAGATTGAGGATGAATTCTGGAAAAGACACGTGTGGGTATATTCGCCTTCATAGTTGATATGAACCCAAGTGTTGTAAGAGTTTTTCCAGAACCAACTTTATCTCCTAAAATAGCATACTGACTATAATGTGTCTCGTCATGTATTGTGAAACCTTCCACAGACTCGGTTTCCTTTTTCTGCATCGCGTGAATCATTGCGAGTTGATGGGGTTTCAGACTCACCTTAATATGAGCAGGCTGTAGGGCATAATCTGAATTATCAGTATTACCATTTCGTAATGGTTGTTCATATACATCTAATATACTGGATAAAGAGTCATCTCTTGACATACTAAATATATTCTATTAAGGCAGATTACTGAAGCGTTTAGACCTCGGCAAAAAAGTCTCGGATTTCCTTGTCTTTAATAAAGTCTTTAAGGGTTAGAGATGTCTTTTTAATAAGCGGATTTTCCTTATTACGCAGCGTAGTCTTATCAAATGTATTATCTGAATGGCTGATAACCAGCATGACCTTCATAGGATCCAATTGAATAAGGGGATTCTTGTATTCATCTAAAAACGATTTTTCTTCTGCAAAGGCGACGAGTTCATCGTATGTGTGCGTATTCGCATAGCGTTTTGTCCATGCCATTGTACCATTTGTGGCATGGTTATTGAAATAAGGTCCAAAGCTGTATATTTCTTTCGTGTCCGTGAAAAACATGAAAATCTTACTAGAACCCGCGAGGTTTACCGATGGACTTTTCTGTAGTGCGGTTACCGCAGCAGAAACACGTTCTGGAAAATAAAAGTCGTCATCATCCATGGCAATCAATATGTCCCCCTTGGCTTCCTTGTTGAGTCGGTTCCGTTTTTCACCTATGGTCATTTTTTCATCACTGAAAATGTAATTGAGGCTTGGTAAAGAGTCCTTGGCAGCCTCCAATAAGTCTCCAACTGGTTCTTGACCGTCATCGTATACGACCCATTCGAGCCTGTCCCTGGGATATGTTTGCTGCTGTACCATTTTAATCAGACTAGGAATGAAACGTCGGCGATTATATGTCGGCGTTACAATACTTACGAAGGGTAGCATTCTATTATAAAATTATCTATGGCTGTTTAGGTTGAGGTTTAGGAACAGGAGTTGATTTAGCTGATGCTGGAGGTTTAGGAACAAGAGTTGATTTAGGTGATGAAGGAGGTTTAGGAACAGGAGTTGATTTAGGTGATGAAGGAGGTTTAGGAACAGGAGTTGATTTAGGTGATGAAGGAGGTTTAGGAGCGGTAGTTGATTTAGCTGATGGAGGAGGTGATGGAGGAGGTGATGGAGGAGGTGATGGAGGAGGTGATGGAGGAGGTGATGGAGGAGGTGATGGAGGAGGTG